GCATCAGGTATGCGAGCAGGGAAAGACGGATCACGGCAACGAGCACAGGAACTTTTTCCTACATTTGCCCTACATTTTTCAAGAATGAAGGACAACGGAAGAAGTGACGCTGCGCTCATCGCGTGGTTTGGTGCAACACAGGAACCCTAATGAGAGAGGGATTACTCTCATCCGACATGGTCACGGTCTGACCTATCAGTAACTCTGAAGGAGTAACAATGTTGAACTTTCCACAGCAAGCATCAGGCAAACCTTGGGCGCGTCTCGATGCACGTACAGGCATTCTATTTGTGTCATCGGCAGATGGGGAAAAGACACCGGTCGACATGAAAGGGAAAGTATTCGGGTTAGACATCGCTAACGCTACACAGGGCTGGCTCATGGTTGGCGCAGCAGGTGTGGACTGGCAAGAGGTTAACGGTGCGTGGGGCAACCCACCATCGCCAGACCATAAGCCGGGTGTGGATGTCACGATCTACTCAAAGGATGCGTCATTCGGGGACGCGCCATTCCGTAGTGCTCGTGGCAATTCCAGAGCGTGGACCCAATTCGTTGCAGATGTTGCGAAGAAGGCAGGAGCAATTCCAGCCGGTAAACTCGCAACGCTGAAGGTTGACGCGGTCAAGTCCATCAAGGTCGGTCAGGGCACATCTGTGCAGATCGACTTCACGCTGGCACCGAAAGAGAAGTGGTTCTCGGCTGAAGAGGCAGCTCCCGCACCTGCATCAGCACCTGCTAGCGTATCTGACTCGGATGACGAGTTCTAAGTAAAAGAAACCCCCGCACTGATACCCGATATCAGTACGGGGGTTTTAGTCGGGAGGATTCCAACAACGGAGATTGCTGTGAGTGAAAGCCTACAACAAGATGAAGTGATACACAACTCTGCTATGCACAAGATGTCGTTAGCCTTTGCCAATAACGGTTTTAAGGACACCAGTCTCACATCTAAAGATTACACGTTGAAGGATCTCAGTGACCGGTTGAAGCGCGTCCGTGTCGGGCCAAAGGATGGCTCATACATGATACGGGGCGGTGATCTCACGATCTGCAAGCGCGCCGACGAGAATCTCAGATCGGCGGAACTCATTATCCTCGACGGTGATTCGTCCATCGATCCAGAGACAGGCGAGATCACACCCGGTGCCCCCTATTTCTATGACGTGCACGAAGCGCTCAAAGACATGGGCATCGCTCACATCATGCACACGTCACACTCAAACCGTGGCTCTGATGGCGTGGTGAGCTTCTGGAAATTCCGTGTAGTCATCCCGTGCCAGATGCAGTCGCATGAGGATCTTATCGCCGGTGTCGATTACCTCATCGCGGAGCTGCATAAGCGTAAGATCTGGATGAACTGCGTCACAGAGAACTATCGCTGGTCACAGCCTTGGTTTCTCCCGCGCGTCAGCAAAGAGGAAGAGCGCGAGCGTTTCGTGCATCGCGATTACCTCGACGGGAAGATCTTCGAGATCGAGACAGCCCTGAAGTGGCAGCGCGAACAGACCAGTTTAGACGATAAGATAGACCAGTTTAAGTTGTGGTTGCCGGCAACCCAGTCGAGCAACACGATCACTGATTTCAATCAGCAGCACGGTCTGGAATGGATGCGAGCGCAACTGGCATCGATGGGTTACAAGTTTAGCCATTACGACAAGCGGCATGACGCATACCGATACGTGTCGCCCACGAGCAGCACAGGCACAGCGGGAGTTCTCCTATTCCGTGGCGCGCGTGGCGACTGGATCACCTATTCCCATCACGGGGCGCACGATCCGCTGTCAGAGAAAGTGATGGACCCGTTCGCGATATACGCACTCGTAAATTTTTCTGGGGATAACTCTGCCGCACTACGGTCGCTGCAACCAAGAGAAAAGAGCATCACTGAACAGCTCTCAGAGATGCGGGATCACAGTGCGAGCACCGCCGCACCGCAACAAGATAATGCTGCACCGCAAAACAAAAAGCGCATCGAAATCCTGCGCATGGATCAGCTCACCGACGAGCCAGTGCAATGGCTGATAGAGGACCTGATCCCCGCAAAGGCATTCGCAGCGATCTACGGGAAGCCCGGCAGCTTCAAGTCATTCGTGGCAATATATCTCAGCCAGATGATCGCGGCGGGGAAACCGGCATTCGAGAAACCGACTACTCAAGGGACGTGCCTATACATCGCAGGGGAAGGCCAAGCAGGACTAAAGAAGCGCTCTGACGCATCTCGTATAGCTCACGACATTGAGCCGTCTGTGCCTCTCTATTTCATCAAGAGAAGCCTGAACCTCAGCTCGACGCTGGAAGACATGCAGGAGCTCATCAAGGAGATCATGGAACTCGGTATCGCGCCATCCCTCATAGTCATCGACACGCTTGCTCGGAACTTCGTCGGGGACGAGAACAGCTCATCAGACATGAGCCAATTTATATCGGTCATAGGCGAGCTTATAGCCCAACTCAGTTGCTCGGTGCTGGTGGTCCACCATGCCGGCAAGGACGAGTCAAAGGGTATGCGTGGCTCGTCAGCATTGCTCGGTGCTGTGGACGCGGAACTCGAATGCACCCGCACATCAGATGAGGAGGACAAGGACCACCTGACCGGAAAACTGACCACCACAAAGCAGAAGGAATCGGAGGACGGGGTCGAGTTTCACTTCAAGATGCAGCGGATCCTGACAGATAAACTGGACCCGAATATCGTCTCACTAGGGCTTAGACCCTGTGAGAAACAGCACAGCAAAAAGAAGCAGAAAAAGCAGCTCACGGAGAGCGAAATTTTCACGCTGGAAGCCTTTGACCTAGCAGTCTCAGAAGTCGGAAAGCGCTATGGGATACCAGGAATACCGCCAGATAAACTGTGTATCAGACGCGCTGATTGGTTAGCCTATTTCCGACATTTGTGTGCTGGAGACGACAAATTTAGCGAAAGAGCGTACCAAAGAGCGGCTGCGTCGCTCAGTGTGGCGAAAATCATAGCCGCCAAAGGCGACATTTTGTGGAAAACCGAGCAACATCAACATGTTACAGAAAAATCCGACAAGCCGACATTGCCCGACATGGCGTAGTTTGTCGCTTCTGGACACGACACGAGGCGACATGTCGGGTGGGGTATACCCCTTTAGGGGTATCCCACAATGTCGCTTCGGGTGTCGGCTGGTTCTGTCGGTGTGAGTTTGAGACTAAGTTGCAGCTTGTGAGTTGCGGGTCAGAGGAGAGAGACGATGAGCAATATCGGGGGTGGTGATGGCGGTGAGGGTGAGCGTCCCGTGATCCAGTTGTACCAGCTGGTGATGCAGGAGCAGGGTGACGCGGACAGGGTCAAGAAAGGGTGCTGCGAGCGGTGTCTCTTTTGGGTGGGGTTTAATGAGAACACCAATTCTGAGCCTGAAGGCGAGTGTCATAGACTGCCGCCGCAAGTCACCGCGACGGGTACGGTCAAGGATCAGCACTACGGATGCAGCTGGCCTATCACCGGCGCGTCTGACTGGTGCGGGGAGTTCGAGGAAGCGGTGAGGATGAACTGATGAGCAGACGCATTTCAGAAATCAGCAACCCGAACGAGATGCTCGTCTGGGAGATGCGTCAAAGGCAGGTTGACGCGGCGCTGGCTCCTCTCGACCGATTGGCGCGGGAGATGGAAGGCGCTTGGGGTTACCGCCGTCTCCAGTCGCTGGCCTCACCGGATCTCGCGGTCAAGTTTGAGTCGGCGCGTCAGAAGCTCGATGAGGCGATCAAGGCGCAGGATGCTGACGCTGTAGCCAAGCGCGCCGAGATCCTAATGCGGGGATGGCAGGCACTCGCCAAGGCAGCAGGGGAGCAGGGACACGCACCGCTCGGTGAGGGCATCTGGCAGGCCAAGAGCGGCGGGAGAACTTACACGGTGGTCCTCGTCAGGGAAGACGCAGACGCGCCAGCCTTGAGTGCCGCCGAGCCTGACACCGTGGTGAGCGTCGAGGAGCTACTGGTCTGCTGGCGGAATCGCTACGAGAGCGTGGGGAGGGTGAAGGCAGCCTTTCCGGGCGCGACCGTATCGGATGAGCGGCCTCGGACACGATTGCCGCGCGGTGGGGATGAGATACCGTTTTAGGGTAAGAGAATAGAGGATCACTGAGCGGTTTACACTGCTCGCCTATGCGTGTATCGTTTTAGGAGTTTACACCAGTCAGAGACACACCGGATGAAGTTTACGGATGAACGTAGAGTGAGATTGTCGGGTGACTGGTGCGTGTACTGCGGACAGGTAGCGGAGACAGTCGAACACTTCCCGCCAAAGTCGTACTGTTTGGATGGCCTGCTCATGCCAGCGTGCAAGGAGTGCAACAGTCTTGCAGGAACGGATTGGCCGACCGATTTCGGAAAGCGAAAAGATCTGGTGAACGAAAGACTGAGGCGGAGACACGCAAAAGCACTGAGCACGCCTGTATGGACACAGGAAGAGCTTAAGGAAATGAAACGGGGGATGAGGAAGGAGATCGAGATATGGCAAACAAGAAGACGAATAGCCGAACGCAGGATTGCGTGGAATGCGGAAGGGTATTTAGCCTATATCGACCGCAACAACGATTTTGCGAAACTAAGTGCAAGACTAAGTACTTCAACAGAGCAAAGCGATTAGCTTGGGAGCAATTCAAAGCAACCGCAGTTTGAGAGACCGGATACCGGATGGGTGGCTCGACGGCGCGGAAATCAAAATTTCGAAAAGTTTCATTCCTACCGATTGGCTGAAAAGTAAAACCGAGGGTAAATCTGCGGCAGGTTTCTCGGTTTCGCGCGCCGCGCCGCCGCGCATCGCTGCACCGCAATAGCTGCACCGCACAAGCGCAAGCCGTCGCGTTCATAGCGTCGCGCAATCGGGCAAGCCGCCGCAAGCGCATGACGCGTGATAGCATTGGATAGGGTGCGACCTATCGCCGCATGGTGAGCGTGCTAGGGCATGGCAAGCCTCGAAAAGAAAAAGCGCCGCCGATTCGGGCAGCGCTTAAGGATTAGGGGGAGAGCATGGGGGAAGGGGTCAAAATCCGTGAGCGTTTACCCCGTCGCGCTTAAGGCGAAGCGCCTCCCTACGCGTGACGCGTCGATGAGAACGTGCTCCGAAGCCTGGACCGTTATCAAATAGCGCGTCGCATATATCGTCCACGCTCGAGCGCGCCGCAATCTGAAAGTAGCGGTCCGACCGGTCTAGCCATTGCTTAGCCGTGCGCGAAAAATCATCCCGCGAATCGTAAGCAAATACATGACGCACGCCGCGTCCGTGGATATCAGTTGCAATGTAAATCATTTCAGAATTTCCTTTTCCGTGTTTCTTAGCCATCATCAGTTGCCGCATAACGGCAAGACGCGCCCCGTAAGGCGCGTTTCGGCTTGTTAAAGACTGAATTCTTTTGCCAATAAATTTCCGAATAACCCTGAGATAATTTCTTTTTGCTCGATCTTGTAAATCGTGCCGAATTCATATGGATCAATCCATTCGCCTGTTTCGTCGTCTTGCCAAGATTCAGGCTCGTTTTCTAAAATTTCCTCGAAATCAGCGTCAAAATACAATTCACTCGGCAGTGAAAGCATAAAATCTCGCAATGTATCAGCAACTTTGCCAGTGTAAGTTTCTTCCACGATATCGGACGAACCCGCCTCTAAATCTTCTGGGTAACTAGCAGAGCAATCACAATTAAACTGCTCTATCTCGCCATTCGGTATTTTTGACCATGTAGGCCCAAATAAAAGATCATGACGAATAGCACCCGCGCATGCTTTTACATATTCAGGAATTTGAAAACGTTTTTCTAATGCAGTTTCAATTCTATTTTCGATTTTCATTTTAATTAACTCCGATTGCGATTGTAAAAATAGCGGCGAGGAATACGCCTAGCGCGGCAAGCTCAATGATATCTTCAAGGATTGCGCGGATCATTATCGCACCCGTGAAGCTAAGAAACAAAAGACATAGCCTTTACCGTCGGCACTATCGCCGAATGTCATTTCAGAAATAGGCCAATTCAAATTGTGTTTTTTCACCAATGCTTTGACGGCCTCATAATGCGGAAATTCAAAAGACAATTCATGAGGATAAGGGATTGTGACAGATAGGCCACGCGACGTGTAGGCCTTAATACGTGAACCCTTGGTATTTGATGCAGGAATATATTTTGTATGAATGGCGATCATTTCCGTTTCTCCGTTTTTCCGTTTTTCCGTTTTCCCAAATGGGTGCACCTATATAGGAATATCTATAAGGAATAGTCAAGCGCATTTTGTATTTTTAGGGTAGGGTGCTATAGATTTGGGAAACCATTGAAACTGCGGGGAAAAATGGCGAAAGAAGCTAGAAAGAATGGCCGTCCGACTATGAAAAACAAAGAGTTGCTCGAAGAATTTTGCCGTCGAGTGGCAAATGGCAGGTCTGTTGCAAACGTTTGCCGTGAAGAAGATATGCCAGACGATAAGACGATTTGGCGTTGGTTGTCGGAAGATAAGAGCTTCAGCGACGACTATGCGCGCGCGATCCAGGCACGGGCCATGCACCATGCGGACGGGATTCTCGATCTCGAGCAAAAACTGCTGAACGGGGAAATCCCGCCAGACGTTGCGCGGGTTGCGCTCGATACGCGGAAATGGGTTGCCTCGCGTCTGTTGCCGAAAACTTACGGGGATAGGCAAACCGTGGACGTTGCCGTGACGCATACACATCAGCTGCATCTCGATGCGCTCAAACGGTTGAACGATTCAGCTAAGGCTTTACCTGCAGGCGATATCATCGAGGGCGAGATTGTTAGCGTTTCCTAATAGGGCTTGGTCTAGTGGGAAGTTATCCACAGGCAGAAAACAGTCCCACAGAAATGCTATTGACGTTTTGGGAAATCAGTTTTACAAAGTCTTTAACGCTAATGGGAAAAGGAATCAGTTACATGTAACAAGCGCAACGATAACGGGGAAACGTCAAACTTTTGACATGTCAAATAACTGACACTGTCAAACCGTTGACACCGTCAAAGAAATGACACTGTCAAATTTTTGACACTTAAACCGCAAGACCCCCCCCGTCTCGACCCCCCACCGGGGTGCGCCTGCTGCAGCCAACCCGCTCCCCCAAAACTGAAAAACTCACACGGAGATAAGGTATGCTTATAGGTTATGCTCGTACTTCCACCAATGACCAGCACGCAGGGCTTGATGCGCAACGGCGTGACTTAGCCGCGTCAGGGTGCGAGCGCATCTTTGACGAGCAGGTGTCATCTGTCGCGCGTCGTGACAGGCTTGATGAGGCCATCCAGTACTTGCGCGATGGCGATGTGCTTGTCGTGACAAAGCTCGACCGGCTTGCTCGCAGTGTCGCGGATCTCGTGACGATTGTTGCTGAGATAGAGAAGCGCGGCGCGAGCCTGCGTATCCTCGCTATGAATCTTGATACCCACACACCGACAGGCAAGCTGATGCTGAATGTGATTGGTTCTGTGGCGCAGTTTGAGCGTGAGATCATGCTTGAGCGTCAGCGTGAGGGTATCCAGAAGGCGAAGCGAGACGGGAAATACCGGGGCAGGAAGCCGACTGCGGCTGTGCGGAAAGACGAGATCGTGACGCTATTGGCTGGCGGGGTTAAGCCATTGGAGATCGCGTCACAGTTGCAGATCTCGAAGAGCAGCGTTTATCGTTTGATAGGGGAGATGGGATGATGGATATACTTGAACGGTTGCGAGTGTTTGCTGAGTTTAAGAATCGCGATGAAAAACTTGATGGCCCAAACATTATACATGAAGCCGCCGATGAGATTGAGTTTCTCCGTAAGGAGCGTGATCGGTTGCGGGAAGCGTTGAAAGAAATAGCAACTGAAGAATACATTGATCCTAAAATGATAGCTGAAGAGGCGCTTTGGTATTCCAAAGCCGCCCGCGCCGCTCTTAAGGAAAACTCGTAATGGTCGGCTTTGAGTCGAAGCGTGAAGCGGCATATGCAAGGTATGCTGATATGGAGACAGTGGATCATCTTATAGATCTGCGTAAACGGTTAAGCGCTGCTGAGACGCAGCGCGATAATGCTCTTTCTGTTGTGATGGACTTGCGCCGCGAGAACGCGAAGCTGATCCGCATTGTGCAAGAAGTGACACGCGAAAAGTGAAACCAGCAATCGCCATCTTTCGCCATGACCCAGAGTGCTCGCAGGACTGCGTTGACGGTATGGTTGAGGCGTTGTCTGGTGAGTTTCAGATACGCACCTTTGACGAGGAAGATATGGCGCATGACCCGTTGCGCGATGCAGATATAGTTGCATTCCCTGGTGGTATTGGGGACGCGCGTCGCTATTACGATTTCTTTAGGCGGCGCGAGGGAAACTATATCGCTGACTTTATTGCGCGCGGTGGTAAGTATTTGGGTATCTGCATGGGCGCATATTTTGCTGGGCGCGACTATTTTGATTTGCTGACAGGTTTAGAGCCTGTGCAATACATTCGGCGTGAAGGTGCAGATGTGCGTCGCAGCTATGGCACTGTTGCTGATGTGGATTGGGGCGGCACTCGCACGAAGATGTATTTCTATGACGGGTGCACATTTGCCGGTGATGGAAGATGCCAGATCGTTGCGCGATATGCCAATGGAGATCCGATGGCGGTGATACAGGGACGGGTTGGCTTGATCGGGTGCCACCCTGAGTCGCAACACAAGTGGTACGCGAAACCGTATATGCAGAAGCACTGGCATGGCGGTTCTCATCATGCGTTGCTGTTATCTTTTACGAAGAAGCTGATGAGGGCTAAGTGATGGAGATGGATTACGCTGCTGCTGAGAAAGCTGTGCAGTTGGAGGCGCAGCTCATAGTGTATCGTGACGCTTTACAGCGGATGGTGAAGCGATTGATGGAGCGGGACAGCGAGTTTGCGCGGATCGTTGACGCTGTTGTGATAGGGAAGATCGCGCTGGGAGACGCTGATGTGGAAGACTAATCTGAAACCGATTAACGAATGGGATAAGCTCGTCAACAGCCTGAATACCGTGAAGGCTGACGCGATGCTGTCATTCCGATACGGGTGCCCGTTTGACCATAATCCTTTTGAGCCTGGCACTGACCGGCATAAGGCATGGTCTGAGGGATGGGAGATGGGCAAAGAGAAATGGGGAGAGCCGCTCAGTGAAAAGCGAAGCTGAAGAACTTTTGGCGTTGATTGTGCCGTCTTACTTTAACCTGATCGATACGCTGAGACGGCGAGAAGAGATCGCGACGATGATGGACTCGTCCGGTGAGAGCAATGCGTTTAACATGGCTCTTGGATATACTTATGCGGCACTGGATGATCTTATCATGCAGGCTGACGAGATAGTGAATAGGTCTACGAGATGAGCAAGGCTTCTGCTGACGCGAAAGAGTTTGAGGATTTCATTCGGCTGTATCGCAATGATCCGGTCAAATTTGTCCGCGTTGTGCTACGAGAGACACCGTTAAAGTGGCAAGAGGAACTGTTGCGGAAGATCGCGGCAGGGAAGCGGCGCATCTCTGTGCGCGCGGGTCACGGTGTCGGTAAAAGTACTGTGTGTTCGTGGGCCATTGTCTGGGTCATGTGCACGCGGTTCCCACAGAAATGCGTAATGACCGCGCCTACAGCGGGGCAGCTGTTCGATGCGTTGTTCTCTGAACTGAAAGCGCAAGTGAACAAGCTGCCGCCTGTATTGCGCGACTCATTCGATGTGCTGAGTGACCGAATTAGCTTGAAGGCAGCTCCAGAGTCGAGCTTTGCCTCGGCGCGTACCTCGTCCTCAGAGCGACCAGAAGCCCTCGCCGGTATTCACTCGGAGAACGTGTTGCTGATTGTGGACGAGGCTTCTGCTGTGCCAGAGCCGGTGTTCGAAGCAGCGGCAGGGTCGATGTCTGGTCACAGCGCTTGCACGATTCTCATTGGTAACCCGACGCGTAACAGCGGCTTGTTTTACCGGACGCACCATGAGCTGTCCTCTGACTGGGACACGATGCACGTCTCATGTCTCGATATCCCGTTGGTGTCGAAGGACTTCGTTGAGCAGATCAAGGCAACCTATGGTGAGGGCAGCAATGCGTATCGTATTCGCGTACTGGGAGAATTTGCTGTTGCTGATAATGATACTCTTATTGCGGCAGAGCTAGTTGATGCAGCGATGGGACGAGATGTTCCGGTCGATGTGTCAGACGGGATGATCTACGGGTTAGACGTTGCCCGGTTTGGCACCGACAGATCTGCTCTGTGCAAGCGGAAAGGCAATGTCGTGATGGAGGTCAAGTCGTGGGGTGGGCTTGATCTGATGCAGTTGGTCGGTGCTGTGGTGAACGAGGCGCGCACAGATAACCCAGTCGAGATCTGCGTGGACACCATTGGTCTGGGATCCGGTGTAGCCGATAGGTTACGTGAGATGGGGTACAATGTCAGGGATGTGAACGTCGCTGAGTCTTCAGCCATGAACCCTAATGCTAATAAGCTGCGGGATGAGCTGTGGCTTGCGGTGAAGGATTGGCTTGAAACAAGAGCTGTGAGGTTGCCTAATAATCCAACTCTCAGACAAGAGTTGGTTGCGCCGAGATACACTTTTTCCTCGTCCGGTAAGATTGTGGTAGAATCAAAGGATAGCTTAAAGAAGCGCGGATTTAGGTCGCCAGATTTGGCGGATTCCATAACTCTCACATTTTCTGGGACCGCCGCCCTAGTAGGGGGTCGCGGAACACCGTGGGTTCGTGGTAAACCTTTGAAGCGGAACTTGCGGAGTA